ACTTTCGTTTCCTACTCTTTTTACCATATCTTCTAAATAACCCATAGTAAATACTTTATTAACTTTATTTAATTCTTTTAATAAAGCATCATATGTAGTTTTATTTATTATTTTAATTTCATATAGATCTTTAAAAAATTTTAAAACTTTAGGTTTATTCCAATCCCATATTCCATCATTTCCTAAGGCTCCACCCATAGCAGCTAATTCATCTAAAAATTTAGCTTTGCTAGAATATTTAATTATATCTCCATCCATATCAAACATGTTATCCTTTAATAGATTATATATTTGTGGATTTTCCTCAAATAAATCTTCAAAAGTAGTACTAATCCAACATTCGTTTAATAATGTTTTAGATTTTTCTTGTTTAATTTCTTTTAATATGTCTATAAGTTTAATCATTTTCTTTTATTCACGTTAGATATATTTGTCTGTAACTTCTATGTCAGTGTATGGGGTCATATAAATTAAATATTAAAAATCACTATCATTATAATATCCAAATTTGTTTTTAAGAGTTTGTTTTAAACTTTTTTTAGAGGGTTTGGTTGTTGATATTGTTTTATCTTGAAATTTATTCATTTCTTTATTCCCCTTTAATGGATAATTCTTAGATGAACCTTTTCTAAATATGATTTCTATAGGAACATCAATATATTTTTTAATTCTATTTTCCGTTTTACCAATATGCTCTTGAGTTTTTTCAAATTTATATGGAAAGACTTTATCTCCCATAATAATTATTTTTTTTATATATTGTTTAATATTATCAACATACATTCCTGATTTAGGGAAAACTATTCTTTCTTCAAATTCATCTTTAACAGAATGAGGATCATTAAATGGTTCTATATTATATTTATTTGATAATTTATTTCCATCTATAACTAAACAATAATAGTAACCACCACTAAGTAAAGAAGGATTAAGAAAAAGATTTTTATTTCTAGTAAATGATATATATTTTTGGTTTCCTGCAGGTTTTAAAGTATTAGATTCTAGAATTTGATAAAAGCCGTATGGGTCTGTAAAATGGTATAGAGTACCTACTTGTTTACTTTCATTTAATACTTTACGTATTTCTTCTTTGATAATTTGTTTTAGTTCTGATTTTTTCATAATTTGCCCTTAACAAGTAATACTTTTGGGTTAATGCCTAATTGAAATGCTATATCCATTCTTGTATTTCCAGAAAAAACACGTTTACCACCATCAGAAAATTCAATTACTATAGGTAAATCCATAGCTTGATTGTTTTCAAATCCATCATAAATAGATTGTAATGTTTTTTCATTTCTGAATTCTGGGTATGATCTGTATGATTTAATTAAGTCAAGTAGTTCATCGTATGATTGGGTTCCACTTCTATAATCTATATCTTGGTCTTCAGATGGAGTAATGGTTATAATTTTACCATTTTTAACAGCATTTAAAAAATCAGCTTCATCCTCCCAAAACTCGTTACCTTTCATCTCTTGTTCTATTTTAAACTCTTGTTTAAGTTGAGATAGAGAAGGCATTTTCCAATTAGAAAATTGGGTAATTTCTTTTAATATGTCTATTAATTTAATCATTCTCCTTTAGGTAAAAACCAGTTTGAACACCATTTTGAAGGATCTTTAATTTGATTACCTTCATCGTCCACCAATTCATTTGTACCTTTATATTCAGCGTAGTATGTATTTGAACACATATGTTTTTCATTTTCTACATAGTAGAATTTACAAACATGACAACCAAACCCTACAGGTGAGTACATGTATGGAGGAGATTTTTCCGATTGGGTTTGTTCTTTAAGTATGTCTAGTAGTTTAATCATTTTGTTTTACCCCATTTTTTACCTTTACCAGGTGTTTTACATTGAGAAGGTGTTGGACGACATGCTGGGTATTTAGAGCGTTTTTCTCCTTCTTTTCTACCACATGCTTTATAGCCTCCATCTCCATCAGGTGCATTACAATCAACCCATCCACCTTCTTTTCCTTTAGGTCCTTTACGTGAAAACCAAGTACGTAATGTTTCTTTAACTTTTTCTCTGATTAATTCTTCTGTAACTTTAGAAAATCCTGATCCATAAGGGGCAGCTTTACCTGATTGTGGGTCATCTGTTTCTTTAATACCTTTCCAAATATCTCCTTTACGACATCTAACTACAGCACCTGATTTATAAGCGGAAGGTTTATCAAATTTGCGATCAGCAATGCGTAAACACCTGTCGCGTTTGTTTTTTTCCTCAAATATTTGATTATATCTAAATTCAAAATTATTAAGTAATTTATTTAGTTGAGATACTATAATTTGTTCTTCTTGTATTGTAGTAGATGATTTTACGGCTTCCAAAAACATAGGAACTATATTAGATAATACCCATTTATCTTGAGGATTACTATCCAATATATAACGAGTTATATTATCTAAACGTTTTCCTACTTTAGTTAATGGAGTCATTTTTGATACTTTTGTCTTTCTTTTTCAAATAACTCGTCATCTTGTAAAATCGTATTTAAACGATCACATTCATCCAAAAATGCTTGTACTTTTGGGGATATTGTAGTTGAATCTTCTTTTAATGTTCTTTTTGATTCAAGCTTTTTTAAATATTTTTCTATAGGTCCCACAGTATTATGTTTATACATATGACAAAATTAAGGCTTTTTACGGGAATTTAAAAAGTTTTTTCACCAAAAACCGCTAAAAGAACCTTTTAATCCTAAAAGTTTGGAAAATCTGGGGAGTCTACATGACCAGTATCGCGCGCTTGTTTTTGGTTCTCCGGTACCACATTTGTGACGCTTAGCAAATGCCCTACGTGCCTCTGGATTGTTTATTTTAGCTGATAAGCCGGATGTGTCTCCAAAAGATACTTTTTTAACTTTACCTTTATCTCTTACGTAAACGTAGAATTTTTTAGATCCACCACGTTTTGGTTTTCCAATTGGTGGGTCTTTTTTGTCTGTCTCGTTGATATCTTCTATTTGATGTACTTCGATTGTTCTAGCGTCATCATTATAGTCCATCTCGTATTTAGAGGTATCTAAACCATTATATATAAGTGCTCTAAATAAACGATAACGAGCAGCATTTAATGCTTGTAAATTAAACGAACCATATTTTGGTAGTATAATTTTGATTAAAATCATACCAAATGTGTTCATCACTTTTTCATCTTCATATTTGCTAGGTATTCTTTCTGTTGTCCATTCTTGAGATTTAGGATCAAACCATAATAGTTTAACTTTTTCACCAAATAAAAACATTAATTTACGTTTAATACCATGTTTATCTGTAAAGATAAATTCACTCCCTGCATCATTTGACTTAATATCATCTAATTCATATGAATTTTCTATATTTACAGATTCATATATTTTGCCATAAATCTGGATGTCCTCTAGTATTGGTTGGTATGAGTTTTCCTCTAACATAGGTAAATCCAAAGGTACTTTAACACCTTCGTACATTCCATAGTTACCTAAATCAGTTTCCTCTAAAATTTCTTTATCATCATCATTTACATGAATTATTTCACGTAAATATAAAGCGCGAGCTTCCGCCCATAAATTAAGGAAAGCTTGTGAGCCATATCGGAACGTGTTTTCTGTAAGTGGTAATTTATTATCCACGTGATATCGCAGATTTTCCGATAATATATTTTTGGGAGCTATACTTTCGTTTAATACAACACCAGGATTACCAACATTTTCACATGTATGGCAACCACAGTTACAAGAATCTTTTTGTGGTGGTGTAGATAATACCTCTTTTATTAATTTTCTTAAACGTTCCATTTTATTTCAAATCATTAAAATCTATTTCTGCACTAGATCCTTTTAAACTATCATCTTTGTATATTAATCCTTTACTAAAGGATCTGAATTCTATACCATATGCTTGTCCTATATGATTGGAAAAAGCAAATATAGGTTCATCAAATGTTCCTTCAATATCTGAAATATCATCATATATAAGGTAACAATTGATGGTTAATATTTCATTTTCAAATATATAATCATCATATCCACCTTCAAAGGTTTCTTTAACTACTATTGTTTTGGGATTGTCTTTTCCAAATACAACTTGTTCTAAAACATCTTCTGGTGTGTTTTTGATTACTACTTTAGAGAGGGTTTGATTTGTTTGGGGATTGTAAAGTTTATATTTCCCTTGTCTATCTAAAGGATATAAAACTACATTATCAAATTCACCTACTTCATCTTCTGATCCTACTATTCCTACTTTATCTATAAATGATTTGAAAATGTTTACACCTCCAATAGGACGACTTTTGGAACTTTCCCATCTGATGGCGTCTCTTTTTTTCAATGATATATTGGCTACTACTTTTCCTGTAGGGTCAAGTAATTGTGTATCGGCTTTTGCAAATTCAGTTGCACCTTCTACAGATGCGTCTTTTGCAGATTGTACATTAGGTATTTTAATATTCTTTTTAGAACTTTTTAATATAACTGTTATAGGTCCCCCATTTTCAGCTATTTTATTGTTTATAAGATCATTAAATGAAGCTTCATTTACTTTACCTGCTGATTGGGCTCCTTGACCTGATAATGGTTTAAGGATTACTTCTATACCTTCTGGGGATTTTACTCCACCTTGAGATGATCCTTTAATGTTTGGATCTCTTTCAAACCCCATATCAACTAACTTTCGCAAAATAGCAGGGCGAGAATCATCAGTTAAAATGAGAATTCGATTAGCAGAATCGGAAAGAATATTTTCTTTTGGAATAGAAAGTTTTTGAGAAATATCTAAAGCTACTTCTTGTGCTTTTGGAGATAATTTTTCAAAAGGTCTTTTAGCCTCTTTCAAATCAATACCTATTTTTTCAAATTCTTCATATAATATAGAAATATCCTGTTCATTTTTCATGTCAGGATATCCTTTTGGAAATTTGTATGCTATGCTATGTAAAAATTTTTCTAAAACGTCCATTTTAAAAATTTTATTTTAAACGTGTATCAATTATCTTTTTTAAAGATGTAGCTATTGCATTGTTTGTTCTAAAGCTCTCATTCATCCCATTCCATATTAATGTAAGAATATTTTTTAATTCCATAGGATTATTAATTTGAGATAATGGGGTTTTTCCTGGACCTTCTAGGTATTTTTGAAGTTTTTCTATTTCAGGTTTAGTTTTATTTGCTTCAAGTTCAAGAATATTTTTAATTTCTTCTTTGATGATTTGTTTTAAATGTTCCATTTTTTGTTCTCTTATGCCGGTTACTGTTCTTCCAGAGTATTTATTTTTTAAATAATTTACCATTTTAGCATTCATGTTAAAATCTTGCTCTAAAGGTTTATTATCAGATTCAGATTCTATAGTTTTAGATATAGTTTGGAGAAAACCATTCTCAACTGTATCATCTATAATGGAAGACATTTCATCATCTATATCTAATTTATCTAACCAAGTTTTGGTTTTTTTAGTGTCTGGTTTGGAGAAGGCTGCTTTAATAAATTCAAATGTAGTTTTAGCTGTTTCTGCTCCAGGGATAAATCCAACTACAGCATCTAAAGCTACTTTTCCTACTTTTTCTCCTTTTTGTTTAGTTGAAATAGTATTGATTATCTTTTTTAAATCACCATATGTATTTAATTCCATATTTTATAAATTTATGCTTCTGCAGGGATTTCTTCAGTTGGTGGAGCTTCTTCTGGTGGATTTTCAGCAGCTAAATCTTCATCTGATTGTAGACCTGCTGCTTCTGTTTTAGCACCATATCGCAATATACGAGATATAGCTTCTGCTGCTCTTTCCTCTTCTGGGAGATTCATTAAATAATATTTTTTTCCTTCTACTTGAGCTATCCAACTACGTTTACCGTACATAAGATAAAAATCTTGATTGTTTTTTAAATTAATACGAAATGTAGTAGGTCGGGGTGCTACCCAGTCAATAGATGATAAAAAATTATCAAATTCCGTTGTCAACAAATCTATTAATATCTGTTTGAGTTCTGGGAATTTGGTTAATTCATCGTATTCTACTGCTGCTATTTCTGCTTGTTTTCTAGATTGGGCAACTTGGGGGGCTAATTTTCGAATACGTAATATAAGTTCTTCTCTTGTCATTTAAGTTTCTCTTTAATACGTTGCATTATTCTTTCGGTTAACCCAAGGTTAGTATCTATTTGGGGTTCTTTTAATTCAAATTCAAGATAATGTTTTGCAGAATCTATTAATTCTTTTGCTTTGATGATTTTTGCTTGAAGCCAATGAGGAAGATCAACTTCTTGTTCCCCTTCAAATTTATCCATCATCTTATAAAGTTCCATAGCATATGTTCCTATATCATATAAATCTGATTTGAGCATATGTGGTTCATTATCTTGGTGTCCAATGTCAAGATCTTCGTCTAACTCTATTCCTCTACCTTTAAGGATATCTGCTTTGGTTACTTTACCATCTCCTGTTAAATCAGGAAATGATTTTTTCTTTTCAGATATTGGGTTAGACAAAGCATCTTGGATCATTTTATGCAATTTTTCGTTTTGCATTTGTTCAGCTTGTTTTTTAGCCATGTTTGTTGCTCTACCATACATTACCTTTTCAGCGTCTTTTCCGTATTTTTTTATAAGAGACGATTTATTCTTTTTCATCTGTTGGATGATCTCTTCTCGTTTAGTTAGTTCTGCTTGGGTAAGTTTTTTTTCGTTGAGCATAATTTTTTTAAGCTTTATCTTCTGCGACAGATGCTTTTCTGAATTCTCCAGCTAGTTTTTTTAGTTCACCAACTGCTTTTCGAGCACGTGCATGAGCCGCTTTAGATGATTTTGCATTTTCTGATTTGGCTACTTCTAATAGCTCTTCCATTTTTGTAACTAATTCTTGTGTGTTCATAGATTTGATTTTAATTATAGATTTTATTTATTTTACGATATATTGGCGAGTGAAAAATGTAATTGTATTACCGATTTGGTCAATAAGTTTTTCATCTCCTTTTGCTTTTGCTATTTCAAGTGCTTTTTCTAAACTATCCATGATATCTTTTTCATCACCAGCTAATTCAGGAGCAACATCCATTTCAGTATCAGCTTGAAATTCTTCTGAGTCTGTTGGTTCAACATCAGCTATTGTTTCCTCTTCTGCTTCAACTTCTTCCTCTTCTTTTTTCTTTTTAGCTTCATCTAGATCTTCTTCTATATTTTCATCTACAGCTAATTCAGCTAAAATCATTTCACGAATTTTTGCTCGTAAAGTGTTTTCATTTAAAGGGGTTTTTTCAGATGTGTTATCTGTTGTGTATGGATTGAAATTTTCAAATGTTTTATTTTCAGCTAAAAATTTCTTTAAATCAAAATTATCTTTCATGTTTGTGTTTTATAATAAATATAGTATTATTTGTTTGTAGTCGCGTATAAATATTTAGAAAGTAATGTTCCTATAACACCTGCTTTTTCTCTTATATGAATCCAATCCTCTTTTTCAAGATATTTTGGTTCTTTATATGATATACCTAATACACCTATTACATGTCCATCTAAACTATGTAATGCTACCATACATACTGATTTTGTTCCAAACTGAGTGGTTAGGATTTCTACACCATATGTTTCTCCAGGTAAAGTAGTATCAAAAACAACTAATTCTCCTTCTTTATATATTTCAGATAGTGATTTTGGAAATAAAGATACTGGGATGTTCTGGAAAGTGGTTTGAATAGATGGGGTGGTTGGGGAGGTTTTTTCATAAAATATGGAAAATTTTTGAATGGATTTTCCTGTTGGATAAAAATGACCTCCATTATGAAATTGTGTTATCCATACCCTATCACATTCTAATTCATCTAACATGTCCTCTAATTGATTATCAATGACTGTACCTATTTCTAGGGCATCTTTCATTGGTGTAGCGGGTTTTTTATTAGACATTTTACTTCGTACCCATTCAACAGCAACAGGTCCTATTACAGCTGTAATAAGGGCTACAGCAATAGTAGTGATAGTGGTTAACATTTCCATGATTATTTTTTAAGATTTTCTAAATATGTGATTACTTCTTTTAGGGATTCTTCTGCTCTTTCTTTATTGACAGAACCTACCCATTTTTCTACATCACCCGACTCTGTAACAGTTCCCTGGTTACTGTCATTAAGTCTTTCATTAAAGAAAACCTTATAATCTTCTATATATTGATCGATTTCGGCATTGAAAGTTTCTTTTAAATAATCTTCCCACTTACCTTCAATCTTTAGTTTAGTTTCAAATTCTGTTCGACAATCCAAACAACACCCATATGATTTAAAATAAAATGAATCTAATTGTTTGTCCATTATTTGTTTACATGAAGGACAAAATAATGGAACAGCTGTTTTTTTGAATTTATCTAATTTTGTAACATTTTGTTTAATACCATTTTTGATAGTCCAAGTTCGACCATCTTCTTGCCAAATATCACCTTCTACGTGATCTTCTGTTTCTTTAGTATAACCTACCCCGTGGGTTATTCTATCACCATTTTTACCTTTAACGATATTTCGAACACGTTGAATATCCTTTTCAGCAAATTGTTTTTTTAGAATATTGTCTTTCATATTATAATCCTAGTTTTTTAAGCTGTTGGATTGTATTTTCTGTTGAGGTGTGTAAAATACCTATACCCCCTTCAGATATCCAACCCTGAATATTATCAGCCCGGTCGTCTATAAGTATATGATTTTTTCCTGAATATTGCTTTTTTGTAGAAGCACTTGATAAAATAAGTTTTGTTCCTGCTAGATTATTTTTAACCCACACTCGTTTGCCTAAACGGGACACATTATTTTTTGATGGAGCTGATAGAAGTATAGGATTGTATTGTTGGATGTATTTCCAAAGTTGTTTTCCATCGGACATCCATTTCATACCTGCCCAGAATCCAACTCCAACTTTAACATCTATTAGGTCCCAAAATTTTTTATCACCGTACCTTTGTTGATATTCTTTTGGATTTTCACCAGAAAAATATTCAAATCTTGCTTCGAAATCTGTTAAAACACCATCCATATCACAATATATTTGATATTGTTGGATCTGTTGTTTATTTTCTTCTTCTTTTATAATATTATATATGTCTAATAATTTTTCCATCTTAGAATTTTGGTAAAGATAATGCTTTTGCTCTGTTTCTCCAAATATCTATAATTTCTTCTTTTTGTTGTTGAGAAATATCTTGCATATTTAGATAATCGTTTATAACATCTATGAATGGCCTTTTTTCTTTTTTAGCTCTAAAATACATTCCTTGTAAATTAGCATCTACTTCTTTTTCAAGTTTAAAATATTGTGATGGGGATAATAATCTTGCACCTATAAGATCTCTAATAAGCTGATCATCTTTCATATATTTTGAAGGATAATTTTCTTCATCTGATTGGGTTAGGTGTTCTATTTCGTGTCTAATAAGATCTTTTAATCCCATTGATATTGAAGACCATTCTTGTGGGATATTATTTTTGGGGATTTTAAAAAATACTTCAAGAGTAGTTTCATCATCTTTTTCAAGTATATTACCATCTATTTCTAATTGTCCCTCTTCATCAGAAAAAACAATACGAGCATCTATTTTAAAATCAAATGTATTGGTTTGGATATAATCTTGGTATGATCCTACTTTTTTACCATCTTGGAAATCTTCTTTCCATTTTTCTAAAATAGTAGATGAAATAACATTAGATATTTTATCATATCTACCTTCATTTAATGATATGGTTTGTGGTGGATTTTTAATGGTATCTTCCCAATTTCTAAAAAACATATTTCCTTTTTCATATGCTTCTCTTTCTAATTCAGGTAAATCTCCACCTTCATTAGTGTTTTGGGTAGATACATTACATAAACGTCCTTCCAAGTTTTGTTTATGGTGGATCATTTCATGAGCAAATGAACGCATGATGTCTTTTGGATGGCGTCTTAAAGTATATAATACTATAATTTTTTGATTTGGGTCATAATATGCTGTTCGACCAAAAAAATCATTTGCGTTTGTAACATCATCATCTATAAATTTCACTTTAGGTAAAGGTTGTATTTCTAAACCATTATCTATCATATATTTTGTAAGTGATTTTACATATGGTAAAAATATATTTTCTGTTGATGCCGGTAATTCTAATTGTTGAATATCTTCTTTTATAACAGATTGAACATAATCATATATAAGATCTTGTTCATCCTGAGTTAATTCATCTGGGAGGTATTTGTTGAATTCTTCTTGGGATGTTTTTGCTGCCTCTCTTGCTTTAGTTCCGCTTACTCCCCCGGTAGTAGATATGTTTATAACTTCAACATTTGTACCATATTTTTCAAAAAAATCTTTTCGTTGAGTAAAATCTTTTATGTCATTCTCATCCCCCTCTCTAGTTCCCACAATAGCATATGTTTTAGAATCTGGGTTTTCTTCTAGATAATTTTTGATGTATTTTAATGGGGATTCTGATTTTATAATTTCTATTTTATCTGAGAGGTATTTTTTATAAATTTCCCATATAGAAGAAGATTCATCTTGAGAAATATTGTTACGTAAACCACTACCAATTACAACATATAATTTATCTATTTCAGGATATTGTTCTAGGGTTTGTTTTACTACTTGAAAATGTCCTTTGGTAGGTGGTTTAAATCCACCACCGTATAAGGCAATAACTTTAGATTCGTTTTCGAGCAATCCTATTAATAAAAATTTAGAGAGCTTATTCATTTATAAATTTTTTTACTTTTTGAGAAACATCTTTTGTTTGAATAGAAGACACATTGGTTTGGATGTTATCAAACGCATCTGCTATTTTATCTATAGTTTTATATAGAGTTTCTTTAGTTTTTTCTCGTTGTTTTTCTCTTTTAGCTAGTTCTTCAGGAGATAGATCTGCATCAGATTTTCGAAATGTTGATTGATATTCCCCCGATTCTAAAAGATCTGTAAAATATTCTTTTAATATTCCATTATCTAGTGATTTTTGGAACATATCTATCTGTTTTTGTTCTTCTGGGGTATATGATGTTGGTGATGTGAGAATAAAATTGTCTTTGAATATGTTTTTATATTCCTCTATTAAATTGTAGGTGTTAACCCATGTAGATAAAACACCAACAGTTGGTACTTTTCTTTCTCTTTTAAAATTTCTTAAAAATGATACTATAGGATGAGCATATACCATTATCATCATAATATCATATCCATTATCTTTTAATATATTTAAAGTAGGCATTAATGTAGAAACATTAGATGCTGTAGTATCATATATAATATTTTGTTGGTTTTTTATTGAGTTAGGTAGATCTACTTTTCTGATTTGGTTTGAAGCGGCAGATAAATTTCCATACATAGGTGAATCTTTATCTTCTACATAAGCATCAGCGTTTAAATTTTTAAAATTTTGAAGAAGATTTTCTAGTGATTTTAATAGAGTAGATTTACCAACAGATGCCCCTCCAGCCATAATTATAGCTTTTGGAGAGGAAGAAATTTCTTTTAATAATTGTATTAAACTGATCATGTTTATACATATTATAAATTTCGTTTAACTGTTGTTCTAAATTCTGTAAATACTGGGGAATGGGTTGGGTTTTCCAAGTCAAATAAACGTTTTACTGTTTTAAAAATATCAATATTTTCTTCAAATGTGCGAGCTGATTCTACTATTTCCCATCCTTTACCTTGCATTTTGCCTGGTGCTGCTTTACGTTTAGATGATTTGAGCCATAATATACCGTATCTATCTATTTTCTTGCCAAAACACTCTTCATAACATTGACCATAAACTGCTGTTTGTAATTCATATGTGGATTGAATTTGGTTTGATGTTTTTAAATCTAGTAACCATCTTTCTCCGTTCAATTCAATAATTAAATCGCATGTACCAGCAACTTTTAATTCATCTGAAAATAGGTGTACTTCTGTTTCTATTAATGTAGGGTTAAATTCTTCCCAAAATTCTACAAAACGTAAAAACATTTGCCATACATCTGGATTGTATTGGGGGCGACCACGATCATCTAAAAATTTTAATTCTTCACCATTTAAATAGGCTTCAGATAATTCATGAACTTGGGTACCTTCTTCTGATGCTTTTTTAACAATATAATCTGATGAGAAACCTACTTGTTTAAGCCAATTTTCAAAATGTTTTCCTTTTGGATAATATCCTAAAACATATGTTACAGATGGATAATATTTTCCGTTTCTTCTATAATAACGGGAATCTGGGAGGGTTATTTGTTGAGCATCTTCCGAGATTTCTAAAATACGATCATAAGATTTTTTTATGTTTCGTTTTTTCATACTAACGATAATTTTTTCTCCATCAATTTATATTGGGTAAGTGGAGTAGTTTTTTGGATTAATTTTGTGAAATATTCAAAACCCATTTCACTTGGGTCTTTTTCTTGTAATTCTACTAAATATACTTCCTTACCTTCATTGATAAGCAATTCACAGAATTCTAAAGCTTTTTTTATTGCATCTGTGTCAAGAGCAATATATATTTTTTGAACTTTGGATGATATTATTTTTTGCATTAATGCTGGTTGGATGTTTTTTCCAAATAAAGGGATAGCATTTCTTTTTATAGCAATAGCATCAAACGGACCTTCACATAGTATTATAGGTAAGTCCCAGTTAATAAATAATTCAAACGGGATAATATCGCGAGACACTTCAGGATTGCGGTATTTGATGTAAGGTTCTTTCTCGAATGATCTTGCCGTAAAATAATTTAAATTACCGTTACAATCATATGAAGGTATAATAACCATATTAGCATATGATCCTTTTTCACAATAACCTATATTATATTTTAGAATATCTCTTTTAGATAATTTTCGTTTTTTTAAATATACTAAAGCATGTCTAGATATTATACTATCATCAAGCGTTTTATATTCTTCTGGTAGGGATAAAGTAGTTGGTGTTTTTGTAGTTTCAAATGTATCAGAATATGTTACATATGATTTTAATTCAGATATATATTCTGGGGATGTGTTTAGGGATTTGAATAGTTTGAATAGGGTTCTGCCTTTTTTGCCACAAACCCAACATTGCCAAGGATTGTTTCCTTGTTTATTTTCTGTAAAATTGATTTCTAATTTTGGTTTGTGATGGTTACAAAAAGGACAATGATATGCTTGGTTACCTCTTGCGGTGCGTTTTCCAACACCTAAAACTTTATTAACTAAATTTACTAATAACCCATTTACCATAAGAGATAATATATAAAACTACTCTTGTAAATCAAAGTCTTTTGTATAAAATTTTCCAAGAATATTATCATTAAACCAATCTTCTGGGTTTTCTAATACTTCATAGGTAAAGAGATATTTACATTCGAAATATGTAAGGAGTTTTTTATTAGGAACAATACAAAGAATTTTACGTTGAAATTCTTCTTGTTTTCCTTGTTTGATTAGTTCTAATATAGGTTTAGCAGAACCATAATATGTTTTCCAATCCGATTCTTTTTGAATTATTTTGGTGGTAGGTTTTCTTCCAGGACCATTTTGTTCAGCTAATTCTTTTTTGGTTAACTTCTTTTTAATATTATGGTATAATGCTTTTTTTCCTATATATGATTTTCCTGTTGGTTTATGCACACACATATAAATAAAACCATATGTTCCCTCAGGCAATTGAGAAATATCATATATTTTTTTATCTTTATATAACCAATACATTATAAGTGATTTTAAACTCGAGATCCTATAACAGTTATAACACAGTTTCCAAAATCAGCTGTTGGAGTAATTTCTATAGTGTTGAACGATGTAATTTGATAAGTATAATCTGTTCCATGTACCAATGCTGTTCTTGGAAAAAATGGAGGAAGAAGATTTGTATCGGTTACTGAAATTACTAAAGCTGATGAGTTTAAACTATGGGTTACAGGAACAGGGATACCATTTTGAAAATTTTCTGCAGTAGAATAAGCTGTAGTAAGAATAATAGATCCTGTATCATAATATGAAACTTGTCCTGTAGTACTATTATATAATACAAGATTAGAATTTACAGCATTTGTTAAATTTTTAACCCCTACAGATCCAGTTACAGTTAATGATCCTGATATTACTGTTGAACCTGTTACAGATAATGATCCTGATATTCTGGTTGATCCTGTAATATTAATTCCGCTACTCCAGTTTAGTATGGAAACTCCACTAGTATTATGAAGGGTACGGGATAACCAATTAACTGAGTTTCTATTAAATGCTGATTGGTCTTTTAAAGAGCCACTAAACCAGTCAAGGGTTGGAAATGTACTTGCATCAACTGTATTAGGAACACTAAGTTGATAAGTATTTGTATTAATTTTTTCTGAAAGATAATATGTAGAGGACATAAAATCATATGCTTCATCAGTTACAATAAATGATCCTGTTATTGTTGTATCTCCATCTATATTTGTAGATCCAGTAACTGTTAAAGAACCACTTAATGTAATGTCATATGCTTCTACTCCTGTAAAAGCATCTATGGATTGTGTTACGTGCCATGCTTCTACAAGGTTTGATGTTTCTATTCCTGCTTGTGATAATATCTTTGCCATATATTATAAATATTATGAAAGATCTAAATTGATCATTATGTTAGTATCTGTTACGGTAGATAATGGGAGTGGTTGAGATAATTTTGCAATTGCTATTAATTCTTTATCATTGTTATATAACCCAATAGATGTTACATATGGATTAAAATATGAACCTGTTGCAAAATTATAAGTAACACCACTATTTGAACTACCTGAAATAAGTGTTGGGTTTTGTGAAAAGGTAAATTCATTTTCTCTTACAGTACATTTATATTGGGTTTCATGTAATGTAATAGTACTATCAAACGAACACGTTATCTTTTGTGAACCCATTAACTGGTATATAAATGTTTTATCTGCTCCTCCATATGATGCTGTTCCGTAATTTACAAAACCATAACCTGCTGTTCCTGGAATACCATCATTGGTGAATATTACTATACCATGTTCGTATATTATATCACCTACTTTTAAAGCACCTTTTAATACATTTCCTTCACCATCATCAACAAATGAACCACTTTCATATGATAAAGAAAATGTTCCAGGTTTGATATATTCTCCAAACATAGTTGAAGGAACAGATAATATTCCTATAGCTTCTCCTGATCCTGTTGGAAAATATCTATTTGCTAGGAGTGTGTTTGGTAAATAGTTATATGCATTTGGTGTATAAATAGGCCCAGTAATAGTTCCATCAGGATTAAAGGATGCTGTATTTGCTGGGGAGCCATCATCTCCTTCTAGGTAATTATAATAGTATAGTTCTCTTATGGATCGATAAACTAAAAATTTATCTTGTGGAGTATTATATCCTGTAGGGTTTGAACCTGAGATCCATAAAGAAGAAGATAGGTTTTCTCCTATGAAAAGATCAATTCCAGAACCAGTTAAAGCAAATGTCCCTTCAAGGGTAAAATTTTTGTTTACCTTAAAGGGAGAGACTATAACGTCTGATGTTATGAATGGTTTGAAAACGCTCATTCATTTAATTAAAAATCAAGTTTAACTCTTAAAAGAGATTCTTTTGTAAAATCTTTTATAATAGGTCTAGAAAGTTTAGCTACAGCTAATAATTCATTGTTATCATTATATAATCCAACAGTTGTAACATATGTTTGAGGATTATTAATGAAATTACTATAGATAACATCTCCTGTTGTACCTGCAATAAATGATGGGTTTTCTGAGTAGTTAAATTCACTGTTTCTTGAACGAACAAAAACATAATCAGATGTAATAGTTTCTTGTGATGTTGCTGAGAAACTAGCTCCTCCACTAACTGCAGTATATAATTTTCTATTATTGAAACCATCTATATCATTAGAACGGCTTGGAAATAAATTGATAGACTGAGATAGAGCATATGGGTTAAATAATATTAATCCAAGATCAGGAAATACTAACCCATAAGAACCTGAATTAGCTACATATCCTCCACCTGTAATACCTGATCCATTTGATCCTGATACTAATTGGAATACACGAGAAGCTCCAATAAATGTATTTACTGAAATATCATTTGAATTATCTGTAAGTTTTAGGGTACCTAAACCAGAACCAGATAATGTTAGGTTGATTGAGCCAGGGAATAATGATTCTTTATATCTTGCTCTTTCAAAACTTAACGCCCAAAATATAGAACTAGTAATAGTGTTGTTGCCTGATCCGAATGTGAAGGAAGCATTTTCATCCTCTAAAATTAGAGTTCTATATTGTCCGTATGTGGTTTTAGTTGGTGAATTTTCAGCAACAGCATTATTATATAGCGCACTACCACTTCCTAAAGCATCACAATATGCTATACTAAATTGTACAGCGGCATTATTATCTAAAGAATTTGTTTGGTAAACGTCCAAATAAAAATTCCCAGGTGAAGATTGCTCTTGTGTAGAAGAGGTAAAAAACGTAGTTAATGTAGGTGCATCTGTTGACCATAACGTAGATGTAACCGAATCTACACTTACTACAAAATCTTCAGGATCTAATCTTTTAAAGCCCATTTATATATCTTTTAATTATATTTTATTTATTACTATTGGAATAGTTAATCTAGCACCACTGTCTAATCCAACAACTGTTAGAGTAGCTGATACTTGAGTATTTGTTCCAAATAATGTATTTACTGTGGTTGCTCTTAGGTTAAATTGAGTACCTATAATTGTTGTAGATACATTTGTTCCTAAAGTAGTTGTGGTTGTAGCAGTAGCATTTGTATTTGCTGTTGTTGCAGCTGTTGTATTAATACCTACACCATTAAATGTATTCATTAATCTAACATCAGATATAGTAGCAGAATATCCACTAGTTTCATATGTTTGATTATTACCTAAATAGTTCAATGTTTGTGGTGTGATAGAAAGAGCAGCACCTTGTTGAAGAGATATTGATGAGTATCCTAAATCTAATACAGGTAATTTTGCTGTTCCACGTGGAAGTGTGATGAGTTTATATTTCATCGTTTGTGTTTCTTGTGGAAACGCTTCAAGTAAAGGCATGTTTTCAATTGCCTCTCCATAAAAAGCAGAACCCGAAGGATGGTTCGGGTTATATAAAGTATAATCTATTTCATCATCTGCTAGAGCAAATTGGGTGATTTTAAAAGAACCATCATTTTTTGCTAAAAGTTCTCTACCTTTTGTTGTCAAAATTGCATCAATCGTAACTACACTATTATTGAGATATCCCATATTTTTATTATATTATTATCGTATTATACTAATAAATATTATTAAAGCAAACCTTTCTGCGTAAGAATCAAAACAAACTCATCAATACTCTTATCTAATTCAGGAACTACATATTCAGGTCTAACAATATATGGACCTGTTGAGTTGAGTGGTTTAAATCCTTCCATTAAAATTTGAGCAGCATCATCAACATACCTACGGATTACAAAATGATCTAAATTGATAGATGATGAAGGTAAGTTTTGGTTAAATTGTACCTCTATAGTTCCTACAGCAGATAATCTATTAGAATCAGTTTCTGCAGGTGAATATATTCTTTTAACCATAAATGCAGATAATTCTGATCCTTCAAATCTAAATTCGTCTCCTACTTTAATGTTAAATGGAAGAACAACAGGATTGAAACCAGAATTTGGAATAGCTACCTGTGTGAATCCTTGATCATATAAACTATTTAAAACAGCACTAGATCCTGTTATTATGTTTGTTTGTGTATTATCTGGGTAACCCCATATAGTATTTGCACCTGATGAAACTATTTGGGTATTGGTTGGACCTGGTATTTGGGTAACTGCAAAGGAAGTATATTTATTTGTAAAATATGTATCATTTGCAACCACTGTTCCAGCAGTGTGTAAAGTTTGAATATATAATTTATCTCCTGCTATCATATTTTGAGGGGATAAAGTATAATCTATACCAAGAGATCCATTTCCAATTGATTTTGTAACTTCGGTTTCGGTTACAGGTCCTGTTTGGTAATAGGATAAAGAATCAGAAGCTAGTACTGTTTTAGAGCCTCCTCTATCTTGAATAAGCCGCATAGAGAAGTTATGGGTTTGATCACCATAAGCCAAATCAGTAAGATATATATCTGTTAATACTATGTAAAAATTTAAAGAAACACCTTCATCTATTGTATTTTGGTTAATAACATATCCATTAGTAACCCATGTACCTGGAGTTCCTTCAGATATTACCTGGTTCATATCAGTTGCGCTATATGATCCACTTGGAAAGTATACCTTATCAGGAGATGGTTTTGCACGGGCAGTATAATTACCGACTGCAGCATTTGTTATAAAATCTGTTGTTAAAGAAATACTAGAGGTCCAATATGCTGGGGAAGATCCTGATTGGGTGTATAATATGGGTTCTATACGGGTACCTCCTCTAATAATATTTCTGTATGGGGTAACTTGTGATCCATTATCACCTGTAGTGATAATTAATCTTTCTCCGGAAACAAATGCATTTTGATTTGTGTACAATGACGTATCTGTTGTATTAGGTATACTAACAGTACCATCAGCATGTATAAAATATTTTACGTGAGCTGCCGATGCGTTCATACGTTCTGGGGGCCATCCTCCAATCCAATCACAATATGCAAGTGCTGTTTTTAAATTTTCTGCTGTTGGAGTTTGACCATATGTACCTTCATCGCCTGGTGTC